CGGCAACAGGAGGTTCTGTTAGTGCTTTGCCTACAGCAGAGAAATGAGTATCCGCAACAGTTGGGTTTTCTGCTAAACTCTTATAAAAATCAAAGACTTGCGCCTCTGAAACTGAAGGATTCTCAGCTAATACTTTATAAAAAGCTGTAACAGCGTTATCGGCTAGAGTAGGGTTATCAGTAAGTGTTTTAAAGAAATGAAGTAAAGCTCCATCTACGGCACCTATACCATCTTGAATATATACATCTCCTTCAATATCAACTTCAGTAAGGAAATGTCCTACCTCAATAGCCATTAAAATGGGCAATTGTTCAGCAGCAACATTAATTTTCAGCTGTTTAGCTGCAGCTTTAAGTGCGGCAATTGCTACAACTGATGCTAAATTCATGCGAAATCTTCCCTAATTTTAAATTTTATGGTGTCATATATAGTTTCAATCTGACCTGATGCCTTAGTCACTTCAATCTCTCCTTGATAAGTCCCTGCGTCATAGTCTAATTCACCTGTTGCCCAGTTAACAATAGCAATACCTTTCACGGATTCCGCTGGAGCAGGATTAACATATAAGGTCTTACTGTATAAAACAGTAGTTTCCCCCGCAGTTCTAAAATGCATCTTTACAGTAGCTCCTGTTAAATCAGTAGCAGTGCCTGTATCCTCGTCCGTAAAAGTTAAACGTAGTTGCGGGCCAGTATCACCTTGAACATAGTAAAAAGTATCTATAGTTGCCATCTGTCCTCCTAGTCAGCAAAGCCTACTGAGGCGACACGAAGATTAATTCTTCTAGTATCTCGCCCTTTAGCATTAGTAATACCGCGATTAAACTCAAATTTGTGTTGCAATGATAATTCGGGATTACTCCATTCTTTATTTGGAATTTCCGCAAGTCTAGCAATTGCACCTGATGCAATAGCGCGGCCATGTGCATCATAAATGAAAGTCTCTACTCCAGTAGCAGACAATTTTGGCTTAAGTACCGTTACACCAGTAAATGTATATTTACCATCTGGGGTTGGGTATAAACGAACATGATCATCATCAAGAATAGATACATAAATAGGTGACCCCTTAACAGCAGAACCATCTTGATTAATAGGAATGCTAAAATGCCTATCAGATACATGCGTTAAAGGACTTCCATTTACATAGAAGAATAACATGCTTTCTAGAAGAGTTCCTGAAGGGACATCAATTTTATAATCAGCTGAATTATTGTTTGTAAAATCCGGATCGATAGTAAAACGCCATACCTCACTTTTAGCACAGAACTCAGCGGCAGATTCTTTCAAATGCGTTTCAATAACAACTTCAGGACACCCGGGAAGATAAGGTAGTATATAAGGGTAAAAAGTTTCCCATTTAGTAGTAGCCATTTACACGTCCTCCGTAGGTGCGGTAGCAGCATCGCTTGTAGTTTTATTACCTATACCTGACATAAAAGTTTGATAATGTGCGCCTGCTCTAGCAGCGTTTGCTGCAAATTCAGCGTCTTTAGAAAAAGCTCTATAAAGTATCCAATCTATTATAGCACTTAGATATGTATCCTCTATTTTAATCATTTCAGTTGTACTACCCGTAGTAGGGTGTAAGTATGCCTCACTAAGGTCATGTTCCCCAGGTAAATCAGCATAAACTACTTCAAGTTGAGCAGAAGTAGTAGCTGGTGGGTATACAAAAAATTCTTTGGGTTGTCTAACATCGAAGGTATAGTTCTGGATATTAACTGTACCAGTTTCAGTATGCCAAGAGACACTTTGATCATCTAGGACACTTCTATCGATAAGACGGACTACCTTCTTATTAGAAGAAGCCGCAAGATTACGTACTACATCAAGTAAACGTAAAGCACTGGAAAAACCAGTGGTTAGGACTTGACGAGTTCCAGCGACACAAGTAAAGGTGCCGGTTTTAGAACTAACATCAGGTCGTAATAATGCAATTTGCAGATAAGCTTCATTAAGCCAATTCTGCAATTCTATGCGTGGCCATCGGACATTTGCATCTTGAGTAACATCTTCGACACGCTTAATAACGTCAATAACTTTTATTGCCACAATTCACTCCATGCATGGTTATGTAAAGGAGAGGGTTTCCCCCCTCCTCAGTTAACTAACTAGTATCTCCTTACGGAGTACCAATTAATGCTGTAACCAGCGCGGTATCCTTAACAACCTTACGACCATAAACAGAAAGTCCGCGAACGATATCGCCGAAGTCTGTTTGATTACGTAGAGGCTCTGTCTTGGAAATCTGCGAAGCAAATGCGCAAGCAGCTTTAGTACCGGCAACCATCATTCTACGCGGCTTCGCGTTTGAAAGAGTTGCACCATCACCAACTGCAGTTAAACCTGCAACTGTAGCTTTAGCAGTAGTACCGTGAGGTAGCAAGTTAGATACATATACAGTGAAACGATCTAACATACCAATCTTACCAGTACGAACAATGCTTGAGTTATCACCAGTGAAGTAAGCCTGAGCAATGTCAGTTTGCATTAGCAAGTGACGATCGTGTGGTGACATAATCAACCAACGACCTTCTTCAGGAACATTTTGCTCATCCAAAGCAGCAGACATACGTAAGATCATTTTCAAAATCTCACCAGGTGTAGCTTGGTTGACAGGTGCAGTATCAGTACCTAAACCGTAACTTGCTGAAATAGCACCGGCAGCAGCACCTTTGTTAGCTGCAACTGCGCCTTCTGTTACAAACCACTGAAAGAAAACTTCGTTTTCAATAGCAATCTTCAATTGCTTTGCAGCGTCATCAGTGAACATATTCATCAAATCAATATCAGCTTGATGAGCCAACACGTCGTTTACCTGAACACTAAAATACTTACCTTTATTAATCTGTAGGTCAGTATAAATAGGTACAGGGACTCTAGTTGTTAGCGTTGTACCCGCTCCAGCATAGTCATCAATTACTATTGACGGTGCAGTACGGATACGAATTGAATCACCTTGGTTCTTAATCTCTCCTTCCCAATCGGTATTAGAGATTTCGGACAACATGGTGTTCGCAAAAAATTTCGCATTCAGTTTGTTAGACCACAATTGTGGAATAAAACTACCCGAATACGTTGGGCTGGTGTCAAAGGCACCAGAACTAACTACGGGAAAAATATGTGCCATTTTTCGTTCTCCTTAACATAAAAAAATAAAACAGTTTGGGCTAAGGCTGCAAACGTAAATGGCTAGTTTTTAATTCTACCCTCCATGTAAGCAAGCGTTAGCTCAGCTTCAAGTTTTGCCGCGTCGTCGTACTTACCACTAGTGTTCAAAGTGCGAATCTTATTCCAACCTTTTTCTAGCTCTCCAGCAGAATAGATTTTGGACTCTCGACCCACGCTCTTACTACTTGAGTTAGCAGAACGATTTGGCGTTACCTGCTTTTCAAGTTCTGCTTGGTGATCCCCCCTGCCATTAACCGGTTTAGTGCTTTCACGGAATAAACTCACATAGTGAGCTACCGCTTCTGCATCTCCCGAGTTAAAGGCTGCTTGAGCTTGATCTCTGCGTGGCCCCCTAGTCATAGGGTCATATTCATTCAGCCATGCGACCCAACGTTCGTCGTTGTCGAGTTGGTCAAATCCAGGTACTAAGTTATTTAGCTTCTGGGCAAAACCTACCTCTCCAACTTGGTTGCCAGTATTTGAGACCTGCGTTCGCAATTCCTCAATTACCTTCTCCTGCTGTTCAAAACGTTCCTCATAATCTTGAGAAACTTCTTTCGCAACTCGACGTTGAAAGTCGATCAAATCATCACCGTACTCTTCTCGATCAGCATCAGTAACATAACTGACTTTCTCTCTCGGTTTCTCAGCCTCTGCTTGCTTAACAGCTTCCGCTTGTTTGTTAATAGCGTTCATCTGTTCAGTAAGCTCCCTAACCTGTTGGTGCAGTCTAGGTACTTCAGCATCGTATTTTCCCTTAAGGGTACTATACTTCTGCTCAAAGACGTCTGATACTTCTTCACTAGAATTGTCAGCCGGCGCTGCTTCCTCCAGTACAGGTTCATCTTGAGGTAGTTCTTCTATTACTTCAACTTCTGTATCCGCGGCTACTTCCTCAGTTTTCTTTGCTTTCTTAGAAACCTTCTTTTTCTTGGTTTCCTTTTTCGGCTTTTCTTCTGTTTCGCTTTGGGCTTTTAGTTGTTTCTCTAATTCTTCAACTTCCTTAAGTTGTTCCTGTACTTGTTTTGGCAATGCCATTTGTCTTTCTCCTTAAAGCACCAACTCTGTTTTGCAGCGCAATGTATGCTGCTCCCGTTATGGTGTGCTTAAAATACGCTAGTTTTTTCATTCCTAGCGTGCCTTTACCACTTTCTGCGATTCCTCAACCGCTTTTAGTAAATCCTCTAAAGCTTCTGCTCGCCCTTGCAAACGGTGAATAATACTCGTTTCGTTTGCATATACCAGCTTCTGCTTAGTGCCTTCAAGTTCATCTTGAATCACTTTTAATACTTGGTCAATTCCTGGTTCTCTTATCCTGTTTAAGGCTGTTATCTCTGATGAACTCAGTTTATTAACATTAATCATTTATCTATATCATACCTAATAACACATTAGCGTGTCAACATATTTATTTTCCACCCGGTCTCGAGCTTATATAATTGTCTTGACGTCCACCCATTTCGGTTCCATCTTCTTGCAACATTTTAGCTTCTTCAGCAGCCATTTGCTGCTGCTGCATTTGCTGTTGCATCATCATCTGCTGTTGCTGTTGCTGCTGTTGAATCTGCTGTTGCTTCTCGACATCCTCACGCGACGGCACAAGCCTGTCAATATTGGAATTGAGATTTCCAGCCAAATCACGCATGAGTTCAGCCGTACCCGGCAA